ACCTGTTGGAGCTGTAGTTGTATAAGCACCTGCTGTTGTAGATACATAAAGTATTTGCCCTTCTGATACGCCTGAAGTATCTAATTCTTCAATAGTACCAAAAGTAACTACTTGTAATGCAGCATTATCATTAGCATCACTTAATGCAAAACCAAAAGCAGGCATTTTAGAAGCATCATCAGCTTTAGCTTGACCAACTGTTGGCACATCACCTGATACGCCTGATATATAAACTACATCACCTTTTGATAAAGCACCATCTGCTTTAGCATTAAATCTTATACCACCTTCTAAATCACCTATAAATTCTTCGCTTGCTGTAATAATATTAAAAGTAACATCATCGGTTGTAGCTACAGCCTGACCTATAGCAATACTAGGAGTAGAACCTTCACCAGTTCCACCTGTTACTGTTACACCAGTTCCACCTGACATAGATTGTACATAATCACCTGTAGTATCAGTTCCTAAAGCAATAGAATTAATTTGTGCTGTAGTTGATATGCTAATATCACCACTACCATCAAATGAAGCAGAACCTACTACATCTCCTGATAAAGATATGGTTCTTGCAGTTGCAAGTGTTGTAGCTGTATCTGCATTACCTGTTAAATCTCCAGTAACATTACCAGTAACATTACCTGTTACATTCCCAGTGACATCACCTGTTAAATCACCTGTTAATATATTAGATGTAGTGATACTAATACCTGTAGTAATCCAAGCATTATCAGCACCATTTCTTATTTTTAATACATTGCTTGATGTATCTACCCATAATTGATGAGCATAAGTAGTTGATGGTTCAGTTGAACCGCTATTTGTAGTTGCAATAGCAGACAAAGCATTGTTTAAATCTGCTCTAAAGTCTGCACCTGATTGGTTTGCTAAGTTGTAATCGTGTTGTGCCATAATTATTCTCTATTGTTTATTAATTCTACTATTACCATGTGCTAATCGCTACCCTTTTCCAAGTGTTTGTTGCGGTGCAAACATAAATATAATCTGCATCCCATGTAATAGTTCCTCTTGTACCTGTATCAGATGCTGATGATGGTGCTGAACCTGCAGCTCCACCTACTATTAATCCTTGTTTATGGTTTAATGAAATTTTGTAAGTTGATAGTGAGGTATCACCTCTTGAAATTATTGTTTCATTCCAACCCAATCCTGAATTGAACGGAAAAAATTTAGCTTGAGTTTGGTCAAAATCTAAAACTAAATCCCCATTTGCTTGAACTTGGTCATAAGCTACATATTGCATATTTATGCTACCAACCTTTAATTGATTTTTTGTATCAGCCCCAAGTGCTAATAATGTAGTACTACCAGTACCACTCGTTCCCACCACATTGCTTAATGTATTAGTACCTATTTTGACCTCTTCAGCTTTTACTGGGTCATCTGCAACAGTAAAGGTTAAATCAGTTGAATCAGATTCTACGCCTAAAGTATTAATAGATGTAACGCTTGCAACATAGTCATTTGCTTTTGGTATGAACGCTAAATCAACAGAATTAGTATCTACTATCTTGCTTAATACAGGATTTGCAGAACTATCTACAACATCAACTCTAAATTCTTTTGATGGATAATCTGTTGGTGCATCCCAAGTTAATACAGGTCTATCTATATTAGAAGAATCTGTATCTATAAAAATAACATTGGCTGGCTTTTGAACTGCGTAAGCAGAAGGAATATCAGATAATTCTTCTAATGCTTCTTGAGGTGGTACTTCCCATGTATAAACATCAAAGTATTCTATTAAACTAACCGAAACCAAGCCATCAGATTGCAGCTCAAGAGCTTCTACTCTACAAACCTTACCTGAGAATCCAAGACCTGCATAAGTTAAATCAACTATATCTCCTACATTTAATTTATACATCTCAGGAGTTCCTAAGAACTGCATAGTGGTCTGATTTCTACTTCTAACCAGTATTGCTTTAGCCATGTTATAAGCTATATAGGGGTCGCTTACAAAAGGAAACTCAGCTTTTATTTCTAATATCTCATCACCATCATCTGAATAATATTCAGGAGAAGCATCATGTAAAACTGTTGCTGTATCTAATTCATATTTTTTATTACCATTAAAAAACTCAACGATAACTTTATTTGCTTTTTTATCTTTATTACCATAATCAACTGAAATACCAGCATCAGCAATAATATGATTATCTGTAATACTAAATGTAGAAGTACCTGTATCTTCTATAGTTAATTCATACTTACCATCAACATAAAGAAATATACCTCTCATATTTGCAAGTAATTCTTTTGAGTTTTCCATAACAGTCTTATTGCCATCAACATAACCATTACAATGAAATCTTTTAACTTTATTTAAAGAAGTTCCTGTTTGTGAAGCATAAGAAGAACTTAGTGTTTGATTAAAAAAAATAAAATATGATATAGACCCACCATAAGGTCTATATCTCTGAACATCTATTATTTCTGCATTATTTAATACAGTATTACCACCTGAATCAGTAAGAGTAAGTGTTTCACCTATTTTATTACTCCACCAATGGAGACTTGAAGATGTTGTGCTTATAAAATTTTGTCCTGCGTTACCACTCCAAGTAAATGCTTGAGCAGTTCCATTGTAAAAAGGATTATCAACTAGAGTATCTGCTGTATTAGCAGCAGTGCTAAATGTAGATAAATTTAATTGTGATGCGGTTAAACCTTTACCATATTCATTATTAGTAATGTAATCTAAAAAAGTTAAAGACGGATTATCAGAAAATGCATAAGTGGATGGAGTTCCAAGTCTTTGTGAACCACTACCACCAGCAGTAGAATCTAATCTAGGGTCATATACTTTTTTACCTCTTACTTGAACTGTTAATTGTGGAATACCTTTCCACATACCTCTAGTATCAAAATTATAATGAGCAGCTATATAACAGACTCCATCTAATCTATGTGCAGAAGTCCAGTTAGACATAGAAGCAACAAGCATTGGGTCTGCTGTTTGTGATGCAGCTCCATGATGTAAATTCATAACATACATATATCTATCGGTAGGGTCAGTACCAAAACCACCAGCAGTAACTTCTACAGGGTCTCCATTTTGTGAAACTGTATTTAGTGAACCTGAACCTGAAGATATTTTGTCTGAACCTATATAACCACCGATTCTAAATCTAGCAGAATCAGTTAAAGGATTGCCATCAAGTTCAATAGTTCTTCCAAGTATTTCATCACATTCACCAACTGATAAAGCATAAACTACATATAGTTCTTGCGAATTATTAGCATTAACATCCATGTAAATAACCTGTGCTCCAACCCTTCTATTTCCATAAATGATTGGTAGCTTTCCACCAGCAGAGGTTTTGTTGGCTAATATGTCTTGTCCTTTTGCAAGCATTTGTCTTGCTTGTAGATAACCCTTAACACCAACCGCTAATGTAGCAACATATAAAGCAGTCTGAACTGCTGTGCTAGTTAAAAATGCACCTACACTTGAAAAAAAACCAACAATAGCAGACCAAAAAGCCATTATGAACCCCACCTAACATCTGATTTAACTTGAGAAGCAAATTCAAAACCCTTATCACCTGTACTAAATGCCTGTTGTGATTCATCTGTAAAATGTCTGCCTTTAGTTAAATTCCAATTTGACCAATGAGATGCAACAGTCATATTTAATACTGAAGCATTTATATTTTCATTTATTGATACACTTCTTACTATGCCAGTAAAATAATTTATTGCACCAACTATAGTTTCATTTGAATCAAAGTAAGCCAAATAAATATCTACTGTTTTATCTGTAAAAGAGCCATCTTGAACTAAAGACCTAACTTGATTTGTAATATTAGAAAAACCTATATTAACCTCATTAACCTCTAATTGACCTGTTTCGGTTGTTGCATCAACTGTCAAAAAGCTACCACCAGCTTCATAGCTGTTAGAATCATAAGTAACATTAGAATACCAATCAGTTAATCTGATAGTAGATGATAAATTAAGCTCAACTAAGAAAGCTGTTTTAGTTGCTGTTGATGATACTTGAGTTTGTAAAGCAGCAGATAAACTTCTAGGCATTAGGTTATAACCTCTCTAACATCAAATGAAATACTGTAAAAACCACTAGCGTCTGTTGTATATAAAACATCTGATTCAAGATAAACAGTAAAACTTGGTTTGTTAACAGTAACAACTTCATTATCTGATAGAGATGCTACTAGATTTGGTGATATTGTTACTGTAACTGCACCACCTGATGCGTTAGCATCTTCAGAAACCATATATACTTTAGAATGATTTGCAAACTTAATTAAATCGCCAGCTTTTAAAGCACCTGTTGTTTGTGAAAATCCATCCATAGCTATTGTATTATCGCCTGCTGAATGAACACCATTAACTAATATATCTGTTTCTGATTTACTTGCACCTAAATTATCTATTGGTGCTTGTATAGTAAAGTCCTCAAAAGAACCTTTTTGTTTTTGTATAAATGCAAATACCTCTTGAAATTTATCTTGCTGTAAAGGTGGCATTTGCACTGTAAAAGAAAAATATTGACTACCTATTTGTCTGACTTGTTTTTTACCTGATAAAGTCTGATTCAATAATGTAGGTCTATTATCTTTAAAATTTAAACTTCTAAAATTTGGGTCTGTAGGAAATTGTCCTGCCATTATACTACTCCCATCTTGCCTTGATTATTCATGGCGTTATTTATGATTGATGTTATCAATCCTTTTCTTGATGCTAATAACTGGTCAAATCCAGCAGCATCTACTGTTGATATATTAAAGTTGACTGTTGGTGCTGATTGCATACCTTGACCTTTTGTATGGTCAATAACAGTTTCGTTGGGATGAACCATAGCCATAAAACCACCCTTACCATCTAAACCGCCAGCTCTTATTCCTTTGCCTGTATATCCACCGCCATCAAAATCAGACATTGCATCTACTGCATTACCAAAACCCTCATATAATGAACTACCTATATCTGTTAAAGTGCCTTTAACCATTCCGACCGCTTTCTGCACAATAAAAACATTTATTAATTCATTGATAACTGCTGTAGCAACTGCTGTTGCCAAATCTTTAAAATCATTAAACTGCTGACTTGTCACATCAAAGAAGTTTTTAAATGCAGCAGTAAGTTGACCATCAACTGTATCTGCAAAGTTTTTTGTAATAACAATACTGTCTTTTATTGTTTTATTTACTAAATCCTGTGAATCTGCTGTGGCTGTTTGAGTTGCTTGTAATTTTTTCTCAATTTCAATTTGCTTTTCTCTTTTTTCTATTGCATCTTCTAATAATAATTTTTGTTCTTTTGCTGCTTTTAATGGTCTGGTATATTCAGGTATTGCACCAAATCTTTTAATGTTTTTTTCATTTCTTAATATTTTTTCGTTTTGTTCATCTAAAGAGGTATTTAATTCATCCAAAGACTTAGTAAACAAATCAGGTTTAATTAAACCCATAGCTTCTGCAAAATCAAGAATGGCTTTTGCTGTATTAACAAATGCACTTTGTAATGGAACTAAAACTTGTCGTTTTAATCTATTCATAGTGTCATTAAATGATTCTGCATTTCTTATTGTTTCTTCATCAATAATTCCAGTAGCAGATTCAGCTAAATCATCCATAGCCATAGCACCACTTTTAATAAGATTAGCCATTTGAATACCAACTCTTGAACCAAAGACTTGAGCTAGTAAACCGCTTCTCTGTAAAGGGTCTTGTATAGATTCTAAGCTATGAAAGAATTCTTTAAATAAGTCTTCTGTATTTTTGGTTTTACCATCAACGTCTTCTAAAGAAATTCCCATTTCTTCAAAAGCTCTTTTGGCTAAACCAGTTCCCATAGTAGCTTCACCAACACCTTTAGCAAAAAACCTAAGTGCCTTAGTAAAACCTTCTGTACTTATTCCTGATTGTTCAGCAGCAAATTGATATTGCTGTAAGAATGTTGTGCTTACATTTACAGAATCAGCAAGTTTACCAATATCATCGGCTACTTGTAATGCTTCATTTCCAAATTGAACAATTTGTCTAACAGCAAAAACACCAGCAAAAGCACCAGCTAATTTTTTCATAGACTGTTGCGTTGAGTTAATGTTTCTATTAACTGAATTAAAACCTTTTTTAGTTTGGTCTTGGGCTTTAATTCTTAATTTATAATCAGTTGCCATTTTTTATCTGCCTATTCTTTTCCTCTAAGTATGCTAACCATCCTGTAAACTCGGATAAGGTCATCTTTTCTTCTAGTTCCTGAAGTGTGCAATGCAACATTTCAGCTAGATAATATTTAGCAAATAAGTCCTTATCCTCTACTACTTTTTTGCTTGTTCTTCTACACTTGGTGATGACATGATTTCAGTTGCAACTCTTGCAAGCACATCTTTATCTACACCATTCATTAGCGTATGTTTATCTGATAGGTCAAATACTTTTTCACCATCAGAATCCAAGGCTTTGTATATTAAGCAATAAGCCATCAATGCCACATCGTCATCTTTTGCATATCTTTGCAATTTAGACATCTCTGCTAACGTTAATGGCTTCGCATATACTTTAAGAACCTCATCTCCATCACTCCACTCAGGTATCTGTATCTCTTTGATTTCTAAAGAATCAAAATGAGCTTTAGCCTTATCTATAAGTTTCATAGTCTTATACTGTTGTTGATGTTAAAGCACCATTGCCTTGTACTGAAATACTAGCTTCAACCAATCCATCAAATGATGCACTTCTTGAAACTCCAGTAACAATAGCTGAACCAGTATAATAAGTATCACCTGATGTATCTCCTTCAGGATAAACATTTAGTGTTACTTCTGAGCCAATAGTTAAAGCACCTTGACCACTAGTATCAGTCTCATCC